GGCCGGGCCGAATCCGCGGTGATTGGCCATTGCCTGGCGTGACCGTCATCGATCTCGTCGAACAGCGCCGGCGTATCGTCGATCTCGCAGCCGACCTTATAGGCCTCTGCGTCGATGTAGAGCGTCTTTTCCGCGATGATCCAGCACCGCACCAGCACGCTCGGATCGACGGCGAAACCCCAATCCGCGCCGTAATAGGGCCTGGCGTCATGCGGGATCTCGGCCTCATCGACGCGCCAGTTCTTGAATACGCGGGCTTCCGAATGCCGGCGATAATGCCCCAGCCAGATATGCTGGTATTTCTCGAAATCGCGGCGCTTGTCGCGCTCCATGTCCCGGCGCAACTCATCCGGGAACCATGGGTTGTCGAGATAAGAGACATCGACCAGCACAAAATCTGGATCGCCCGCCGCGACATTCTCACGGAAGAACTTATCGACCGGATCATCCGGCGACATCGGGTTCCAGCCGAACATCATCTGCGAGCCCGGCGCACGGATGGTTGGGTAAAGCAGATCGATCGATGTTTGGCTGATCGTCTGCGCTTCTTCGACGAAGGCCCGCGTATATCCCTCAAGAGACTTCATTGAGGTGGCCGTCGCCCCCTTCAAGCCCTTGAAGATCATCAGGCTATCGTTGGGGCCAACAATCTCCTTTTCCGTGATCTTAAACCGACCCGCATAGCCGAACTTGTGGATTTTGTCCTCGACCAGCTGCTTGACCGAGTCCTTGATGCTGCTCTGCACCTCGCGAAGACAGGCGACGCGGTGATGCTCCGCGATCATATCCTCAACCAGCAACTCACAGTAGAAATGCGACTTTGCCGCGCCGCGTCCGCCTCTGGCGCCCTTGTACCGATGCCCGCCTAAAAGCGGGACGAAAGCCCGAGGCGTCTCGATACGGAGGACGCCAGCGTCAGCGGCGCTTCTCTCGGTCACGAAAGATTTTTTCTACGATGTCGAGCCAGGCATGGCAGCAAGCCGGATCCTTTTCGGCCACATAAAAGGCGAAGACGCCGGCGACAAGAACCGGGTCGTACCGATCGCAAAGCTCGACCATCCGATTTGCAGCTTCCTCTCCCATGAGTTTGAAACGCTCCGTCTCGGAGAGGACCCGGAGCAGCGCCGGCGGCAGAGTCATTTCGATTTCGGGTCGACGATCACCCGCTCGACGCGCCTGATCTCGATCGGCTTGCCGTCCTTGCCGGTGTGCTCGTGCCGTTCCACGAACATATTCAGATGCTTCGCCATGCTGTCGAGCGCGCCCTTCTTGTCGTGGAACTTGATCTTGACGCCGTTCTGGGTCTGCGAGACCTCGGCGATGGCGGCGGCCGTGTCGTCGTCGAGGTCGTCGCTCGACATCAGCTCGATCGCATTCGAGTAGATGTTCTTAATCACCAGGACCTCTCCGCCGTCCGGGTTGTCCTCTTCCGTGATCAGATCGCCGCGCCAGCACACCGCCTTGCGGATGTCGGCGAAACCGATCCTGGCGTATTCGGCGAGAATCCGCTCCTTGGTGACCTCGAACTTCGTGTGCAGACGGTTTTCGCGTTCGGCGAGAAGCTCTTTGCCGCGGGCCTGTATCCGTTCATCTCCGTTCAGGCGTGCGGAATTGCTGTCGTTTCGTTTGTATCCGGCCCTGACATAGGCCTCGTCAGCCGTCAGCCCATCCAGATATCTGAACTGTGCGAACGCCTCGTGCTTCGGATTGGTGAGTGGCGGCATCTGTCATTGTGGTTTAATGGATCATTTGTCGCTGCGCAAGACGCTGGTCACTCAGGCCAATCGCAAGTCCTATCTGATGACCGATGAAGCCCAAGCCTATAAGGGCGTCGGCAAGGAATTCTCCGGTCACGGATCGGTCAATCATTCAGCCGACGAATATGTGCGCGGCACGTTCTGGCATACGAACACCGCCGAGAGCTTTTTCGCCATCCTGAAGCGCGGCGTGTACGGAACCTTTCATTCGGTTTCCGAAAAGCACCTTCAACGTTATGCCGATGAATTCGCATTCCGCTGGAACACTCGCGTCAAGCTCGGCTTTGACGATTTCGAGCGCGCCAATCTCGTGCTGCAAGGCGCGGTAGGCAAGCGCCTGACCTATCGGCGGACTGACGAAGCCGCGCACGCTTAAGCAGAAAGCGAGGCGCTTTCTCAGAAAAATGCGCGGACGATCAGGTTAAGCGCCCTTCGATTTTGGGCGTTTGCTCTTCTTCATGTCCTTGTGCTGCTTGGGCGGTGTCTTCAGCATGCGTTTCAGGATCGCATCGCCACGATCGGTTGCGTCCTTGCGATCTCCGCAATCATCCGCTGTGGGCGGATTTTCTTGTGCCTCTTGTGACTTAGGCATGGTCAATCCCGCTGCGAAGCAGCTATCTTCCCGTTGCCAGATTCGACGGAGGGGAGCCACCAGCAAGTGATTCTCCCCGCCATCTCTTCGTGGCGTCTGGCTGGCGTACCCGACCTAGCGGTGGGTGCCTTTGGAGTCGATCCGTCGCGGCTCCATTGTGGGGACGGCAGGTTCGCGGGAGGCTCCCTTGCGAAGTAGCGCCCGTCGGTTCAAGTCCGACCGTCTCCAACTCGAATCAAGCCAAGACCTAGCTTGATCCATTCCTATGTAAGCAGCCATTGCCGGTCTGGCAATTTCTAAGTGCACAGATTGTGCACTCGACCGCGCATTCCCTGTTTGCGGCTCAAACATTTCTGGAGCCATACCGCAATCTACCGGAATGATTTTTGAATTTTCGCTTTTTGTCAAGCGCCGATCTTCCATGGCTCACGTAAGGCGCCGATTCCAGACACTTCGAAGCAGGCCAGACGTGGGTCGACGCGAAACGCCGACTTCAAGCTGGCCAAGCCCTCCCACCAGGTCAGGTAGTGGCCCCTGGCCTCGTCACGAATGGCGTCCGCGATCGCCGGCGGGGTGCCCTGATATTCGATCAGACATCCGATCGCATGCCGATGTTTGTTCCATATCATTCGGATCTCTCCGCCACCCGCCTTCCGCGACGGCACGATACGAAACCCAGGAACGATGGGATTCCAGTTCGGCGGTATCGCTGTAGAGCCAGCCTTGACGATCAGGCGCTGGGCTATGCTGGAACGCTGCCTGACATGGGCGTGAACGACATGAGCAGCCAGGGCGGCGGATGTGCCGGCGCCATTGATGCAGCCCCTGCCATCATAACCGCGCCGGACGCCGAGGAGGTCGTCGATCCAATTTCTGTCATTCCGACCGGGCAGGAATTCAGCATGCCTGTCGACCTCATACTGCACCATCTGTATCCGGTACGCCCAGATCGTCAGATCGAACACGGAAATCGGCTTTTTCGATGCCGTGAGGTTTCTGGGGTTTGCGTGGTTTGCTACACCCGCACCTATGAAACTGTCAGACATTCATTACCATTGTATACAATTGACACTTTCTACACGAGTAATAAGGGAAACCCCTGTTTCCCCATAAACCCCCTCAGAGGAGTCGCCTCGTCGGATCGTCCAAAAAGAACCGGTGTCCGTTCTTCGAATCAGCCATTTTTCTCAGTTTCAGCCCATCGCTGACTTTGTTCTCTTGTCGCACCAGCCACCGTCCTAAGCTCTTGGAATTCAATCGTTTTTCTGGGATAATGTCGTGTAGACATTCCCTGAGTTGCGGACATCTGAACACACCGGCCTGACCGTCACCGGCGGCCTTGATCAGCTCCGCCGCCGTCATCTCATAGTTGCGCCCGGTCCCGATCTCCACAGCCCAGGCGTGCACCAATCCGACGAAGCTGACGCGCGTCGGATCGTTGTCGCGCGCCTTTTCCATGGTGACAATCGGGTCGTCTTCACCCAGCCAGACCAGTGCGGAGCGCACCATATCCGACCAATCCTCGAAGGATGCCAGCGGTGCAAGGCGACCTGGGCGCCCGGCAAAGTGGTAGGCGCGAACGATCGTCAGGCATGCGGCGATGTAAGGTCCGCGCTCGGCCAGAACGGCGTGTACCGGTTTGGTTCCGAAGACGCGAAGCTCGGGGCGTTCCTCGCCGCTGTCCATTGCACAGATCACCGCGCGCCGCGTCATGTCGTCGAGCAGGACAAGATTGTTGCCGGTGGCGAAGAACGTCGCCCGGTTCTGGACCTGCCCGATCTCCGACTTGCCGAGAATGCGTGGCGTGATCAGTGGGCGCTCGATCGCCTGGCAGAGCAGATCGCCGCCGAGCTCGCCATTGACGTTATCGATGGAGATCAGTGGCTGGCCGGCCATCAGAGCGGCGCCGAGACGTTTTTCCATCTCCTCCTCGGTCTTGCCGGCGGCGATGACGGGACAGACCTGTCCCAGCGCGATCGCGGCGGCGATATCGAAAATATAGCTCTTGCCGGTTCCGGCCTGCGGGGCCGTGGTGACGTGCATCGGCGCCGCGCTCATCGCGGCTCTGACGACCGGGGTGATCAGCGCCGAGAGCGCCACGGCGCGGCTGCCGGGGCCGACGAAGGGGAACTCGGCGAGCAGCTCGTTCAACAAAGCGATGGCGTCGAGCGCATCCTCGCGTGTCGGCTTCTCGACGATTTCCGGCAGCTCAGGCGGATTGATCAGAATCAAGCCCGTTCGGGCGTCATAGCCGGGCTCAATGATCATACTGCCGTCGCGGCGGATCGTCGGGGCGCCGATGATGCCGCAGACGCTGGGAAAGCCCCAGTCGCCGTAGCGCGCATTGAGGATCGAGGAGATGTCCTTCGATGGGTCGGCCCGGACCCAATCGCCGACGCGCCCATCGAATTTCTCCCATTGGATATGACGGGCGAGGGCCAGACGCATATAGACATCGTCGACCATGGCCAGGCGCGGGATCTGTGTTTGCCGCTCGTCCGATGCTGACACCGTCTCGATTACAGGGCGCACCAACCGGCTGCCGCGCCGATAGAACGGCACTTTGGCGTCGATCAGATAGGCTTCCGCCTCATCGACGATGCGTGCGAGCTCGCCGGCGGCGATCTGGATCAGGGGACGGCAACCGCTGGTCCACGCCCCGCCCGATGATCCACCTGCGGACGCCGTCTCCGGCTTGCGTTCCCGCTTCGGCCGGGCCTTCGGCGGCGACCATGGCTTGGCGATCGCAACGGCCGCCCGGATATAATCAGCAGGCGTCTCGTCCCAATCCTTGCCGGCGAGCGGCGGATAGAGCAGATCGAGTGCGATGCCGTCTTCCGCCATCGCCTTCGCGGCCTTGTGGATGGCGGCTTCGCCGGCGCCGTTCGGATCGGCGCACAGGGTGACCCCCGTGGTCCCGCGCGGCCAGACGATCGACGGTAGCAGTGTCGCCGAGAGACCGACCGCGCACGGGATGCCGGTGGCGGCCTGGCAGGCGAGGCCCTTCTCGATGCCCTCGGCGCAGAGCATGTGAGCGGCGAACTCGCCAAGCCAAATCGCGCCGCCCTTGCAGGATCCAAACATCTTCTTCGCCGGCGAGACCTGCGCCTTGGCGCCGGTGCTGGGATCGAGGAACGTGACATGGACGGCGCCGATGCGGCCCGCAGTTTCATCGGTGCGGGTGATCGGGGCGAGCATCGCCGGCAGGGACGCGGCGGCTTCTTTGTGCCAGATGCCGGGATGGAAACGGAAATGCTGCGGCAGCGGACCATCAATGCCGCGGTGCTCGCGCAGATAGCGTTCCGCAAGAGTGTTGGCTATGGGGACGCCGGCGCGATAGAACTCTCTGGCCCGGTCTTCGGTCGACTTCTGTCTTTGCGGTGCGGGCTGCGCCGGCAATGGCGCGTAATTGCTGGAGCCATTGAGCTGACGCGGGGTCTGCATGCCGCCCTTCAGACCGGACTCGACGGTCGCCTCGGCTGCATGTCGATCGATGCCGCAGAGCTTGGCCGCGCCCAGCAATGCGAGGCGGGCGTCGCCGACACCGATCACGCCGGCGCCGACGAGCTGGCCGATGCCGTAGCTTTCAGAGTTCAGGACTTGGTTGCGGACGCCGGTTTGCGCCGTCGAAATAGCCGCGCAGGCGCTGTCAAGGGCGGCCTGCCCGTATTTCTCGGCGCGCTCCATGGGCTAGCCTCGCGCTTCGTTGGCGAGAATGGCGCGGCCGGTCGGCTCGGAGCGATAGATTGCAGCAATATAACGGCTTAGCGGCAGCGGAATTTTCGCGATCATTGCTGACGCGAATTTGCGCTTCGTGCCGATGTGGTCGCGCTTGTCTTTCTCGCTGCGCTTGATCTTCACGCCTTCGACCATGTGTCCGAACTTGTGCGCGGATGCCACATTGAACCCGATGTCGCCAAGCTCAATGCCGGGGTTCTTGCGTCCGTCCGGATTGCATCCCTTGCCGCTGGTCGTGTTATGGGCGACATTGAACCAACTGCCGCCGTTGTCCTTGTGCTTCACGCCGTCGTGCTCAGCCGGATTGGTCAGATGGCGGGTATGGCTGTGCCCGTCCCTTTTGTTCAAATGCCCGGCGTTTTTGATGGCCTGATCGCCAGCGACGCGGGTAAAGTCCTGGCCCCGCAGCGTCGGATCGCTCCAGTTCATGCCGACAGACTTATGCCCCGTCGCTTCGACGGATGCGGTCTGAAAACTCCCGCCACTGCCGTCGAAGCGGAAGCCATTTACCTTGACGGCCCTGCTCGTGATCGGCATCAACGCCGGGACATCGCCCCAAAGGTAAAAGCTGCCGAAGTTCCAGCGTGCCCGCCCGACCCAGGGCTGGGCGCCTTTTACGTTCTCGACGATCAACGGGATGTGGCGTCCCGCAGCCTCGGTGGCTTCCCGCTGAATGCGGAAGCAGGCATCGAACAGACGATTCAGATCGGCAAGCTTCGTCCCCGTCTCATCGGCGCGAATCGTTGAAGCCTTCGCCTTCGCCTTCTTCCACGGCATCGCCATGTAGGAATAGGCCTGGCATGGCGGCGACGCGACGATCAGATCGGCCGACCGGAACTGCGAGCCATGCAGCGTAAGCACGTCCTGGACGACGAGCTGCGCGGGATAGCGGTGATCGCCATATTCGTGCCGCTCGATGTCGAAGCCGATCACGTCATAACCTTCGGCGAGCAAGCCTTCGGTCCAGCCACCAAGGCCGCAGAAGAGATCGATCGCCAAGGGCTTTAGTACGCGCACGGAACACCTTTATCTCAAAACGGCAGAGCGTCGCCCTTGGAGGCGTCGGTCCCATCGGCGAATTCGATCGGCGCCTGGGGATCGACTTTCGGCTTACCGGCCGCCCTCGGCTTCTTCGGCCTGGCCCGGCCAATGAGCGCCATGGGCTGGACGAGAGAAGCGGACACCGATAATCCGTGGCGTGTCTGTCCTTCGGCGCTGTCCCAGGTCTTGAGCTTCAGCTTGCCTTCGACATAGACCTCGGCGCCCTTGATCAGATGCGCGGCGATCTCGGCGATGCTCTCCGACCAGGCGACGACATTGAGCCACTGGACGTCGTCATCCTCGCCCTCGATCACGGACATCGCCACGAATTGCCGGCCCGAGGCGCGCGCCGTCTTGATCTCGGCGTCGCGGCCGAGACGGCCCTGGAAAGCGCAGTGGACGCCTTTCATAGCGCCAGCTCCTTCGGGAACAGAGCCGCCCATTTCGGCTTATCGGCCTCGATCTCGGCGTAGTTTTTCGGGTGCTGCGCCCGGAAATCAGGGCAATGCTTGCCGCGCATATAGCCGCGATCCGATTTGACCAGCCAGCCGGCGTAAGGATCGGTCCAGCGGGATGGCGACAGGCCTAGCGCCTTGAAATCGCGCCGGGTCACCGGGCGCTGATCAAGTAAGATGCTGAGCTTGATGGCTCTGATTTTCCAATCGGAAAGCTTTACCGGCGCGCTGTCGCCGGCGCGGACATCGGGGACATAATCCGGAAGCCGACAACGCTCCGAAGGACACCAATCGAACCAGTCCCCTTCTCCGCCATAGGCGTACCATTGCCCTGGTTTCGGCAGCGGCGGCCAGATCGGACTATTCCATTTATCGGTCAGGAATTGCCGTCTGACCACAATAACGGTGATGCCGAGCGCCTCGCAAATTGGGGCGAGATCTGATGTCGCATATTCCGGCACCAGGACGGCCCGATAATCCGGCCCCCTGAAATCATGGATTAATCGGATATGCTCCGGCAATGCTTGCGCGACCACCTTACCGTTGAGCTTGAGCTTGGCCTCGACGCCGATCTGGATGTCGTCGGCTTTGCGTCTGAGCAGGATGTCGAAGCCAGCTGTCTCCGGATAGCAGACCCAGTCGCCTTCCTTGGCAACAACATCGATGAAGTCCCGGCAGAGATCGGACTCTTTGAGATATTTTCCCGGATCCGGTCTCACGCCACGTCCTCCATCGCCCTCTGCATCCAAGCCCCGGCCCTGAGATCGGCGATATCGATCGCGCCGTCCGGAACTGGCGGCAGCGCCGGCAGGCTGATGCTTTCCGCTACGGCTGCGTCCGCCCTGTCCAAACGCTTCGGCCTCTTCGGCTTCAGATTGCGGCGGTCCACGAAACCGGCGACGGCGCCCGGCGTCGAGCCGATCTGTCTGGCGATGCCGCGCAGGCTGTGGCCGGTCCGGAGCAGATCGCCGATCTCGGCTTGTCGGCCCTCCAGGATGGAAATTTGCCGCTTGCGCGGCCGCGCCGCATAGCCGAGCCGGCGGGGACAGCGCCCGATCCTCTCTAGCCATTGATGCAAGTTGTTGATCTGCTTAACCGTCAGGCCAAGCCGCGCCGCGATCAGATCGCGCGGCGTCCCGGCTCGGCACAAAGCGAGGAATTCATCGGTCTTCTGAGCATAGGAAGCTCTGCGCCGCATCGGAGCCTCAGGCGTCGCAAGTTCTGTGTCCGGTCGCCAAGTCGACGCGGCAGGCGCCGCCGTTTAGGGTGGCGATCGGCTCCTGCTTGTTGTCCTCCTTCGCCTTGAGGACCCCGCTGCGCTTGCCGTCAGCTCGGAAAGTAGAACAGCTCTTGGCGCCCTCCCGCCAAGCCACCGCATAGACGTTTTTGAAATCGTCCCATGTTACATCCGGGCCGACATTGCAGGTTTTAGAGACGGCGCTGTCGACCATCTGCGATGCCGCGCAAAGCACGGCGAGATGGTCGTTAACCGTGCATTCCAGCGCGGTGCGGCCCCTTACGCCGAATCGCGCCAGGCCGTAATCCTGCATCTGATAGACTTTCGGCCCATCGGGAGTGATCAGCGTGCGGTCATATTGGTGGGCGAAAACCGGCTCGATGCCGGATGAGATGTTGTCGGCGGTGATCGAGATCGTGCCGGTCGGAGCAATCGAGGTGAGATGCGAATTGCGGATGCCGTATTGCCGGATGCCGTCGCGGATGTCCGCCGGCAGGGTCTGAATGAATTTGCCTTGTAGATATTTTTCAGCGTCGAATAATGGGAAACGGCCTTTTTCATCAGCCAGCCGCACCGATGTCCGATAGGCCGTGTCGCGCAATATCGTCAGAATGGAACGAAGCACCTTTAGGAATTCCGGGGAGCCATAAGGCGCGCCGAGAACTTCGATTGCGTTTGCGGCCCCGGTGACGCCGAGCCCCATGCGCCGCTTCTGGATTTCCTCATGCTTTTGCTGCGGCAGCGGATAAACCGCCAGATCGATGACGTTGTCCATGCCACGCACCACAGCGGCAATGTCGCCTTTGAATTGATCTTCATCGAAATAAAGCCCCTTGCTGTCGCGATGGATGTAACGGACCAGATTGAAGGAGCCGAGTAGACAGGCGCCGAATGGCGGCAGTGGCTGTTCTGCGCACGGATTGGTGCTGGCGATAGTCTCGCAATAGCGCAGATTGTTCAGCCTGTTCACTGCGTCGATGAAGATGATGCCAGGCTCGGCCCAATCCCACGTCGACCGCATGATTTCCGCCCAGAGATCGACGGCGCGCACCGTGGAGTGCACCCGGCCGCCGAATTTGAGATCAAAGCCGGCGTCGGCTTCGACGGCATGCATGAACTCGTCGGTAACCGCGACCGATATGTTAAAATTGGTGAGACTGGACTGGTCGCGCTTGGCGTGAATGAAGTCCAGGATATCGGGATGGTCGACACGCAAGATCCCCATCATCGCGCCGCGCCGATGCCCGGCGGAGCAAACCGTGCCGCACACCGAATTGAATACGTCCATGAAGCTGATCGGCCCGGACGATGTTGACTGCAGGGACCTGATCAGATCGCCCTTGGGCCGGATCGTCGAAAAGTCGCTTCCCCAGCCGCCGCCCATGCGCAGCGTTTGCGCGCATTCGGTCGCCGCAAGCATGATGCCGTCCATGGAGTCTTCGATGGCGCGGCCGACGAAGCAATTGATCGGCGTCACCTTGCGCAAACTGCCAACGGCCGCCTGCACACGCCCTGCGGGCAGAAAACGCATGTCGAGCAAGATGTCGCGAAGAGCGTGGAAGTGTTCGGGGGAATCCTTCATGCCATCCGCAATCCGATTGATGGCGGCGCGGAAATCCTCGTTTGGTCCGCGATATTTCTCAGAATGGATTAAATCAGAAACCGTCAGCGTAGGCCCGCTCATCCGCACTCATCCTTTTGTTGGTTTTGTCATCCCAGCGCCACCATTCGTCTGCGCGGCTTGCTCAGCAGTCTGGCGAAGTGGTGGTCGCAATAGCCGGCGAACTTGGCGCCGCTCCGAGGATCGGGGCGGCGCTTCGGGGCGCCACAGAACAGATACGGGTTGCCATCGTTAACCGGCCAGCAGCATTGGTCGCGGCGGCGATCGGCTAAGGTGACGGGGACGCAATCCGGAGCGGGCGCATGGGCAACCGGGACCGGCCTCGGCGCCACGACCACGACCGCCGCGCACCGCTTTGGCTTCAGGACATGATTGCCGCCGGAATTTTTGAGATCGCGGAGCCCAAGCTTCTTGACCTGGTTCACCGTCCGCTGGCGTGAATAGCGCCAGCCGAATTCGGCGGTCAGCTTGTCCGCGAGCCCATCATAGGTGAGACCTTCGCCATGCCCGGCCTTGAGCGCCTCGACTACCTCTGGGCGCCAGTGGTCAATGGCTTCCAGAGGCTGAACGCCTCCCATGCGTCTGAACCGCGAGAGCACGGCGTTCTTGGTCAAACCGGCGCCAAACATCTCGTTGAGACGGCTGGCTATGGTTTCGAAGGCGAGATCGGCATCCCGCAGGCGCAGCAGCGCCCGATCCTTTTCATCGTCCCACGGCGAAACGCCCTGCCGCATCATGCCGCCTCCGCGGATTCGGTCGATTTCCGTTCCTGGGTCTCTTCAGATAGGACGAGCGCTTCGCGGCGGCGCTTCCAGCCCTTATAGGCGGCAAGCGAGCGGCGCGCTTTTGCAATGCGGTCATTCTCAGCCGGCGAACGGGCCGGCGGGGCCGGGGCTGTCGCCACGGCTATACGGCCGAGAAGATCGTAAGAAATCTCCCGGCCGGTTTTGCGCCGCACCGCTTCAATCAGCGCAGGCCAGTACGTTGGACGCAGAGACCCGCGCGCCCGCCACTGACGCGCCGTGCACTTTTTTACATTCATAGCCAGCGCGATCTCCTCATCGGTTCGACCGATGCACGACAAAAGCTCAATGAAAGTAGGGATTTGTTCAGACATGTTTGAAAATAATGCACAAATCCGGCGCCTGCGCAATGCACAAAATGCGCACTACAGTGCACAGCGCGGCGCGTGACAAAACACGAAAAAAAGTGTACAGTTTGTGCATGGATAAGAAAAAGCTGACCCCCTACAAAGAGTTTGGATGCCGGCTGGCGGAGGCGCGCATTAACGCTGGCTTCCAAACTGCGGTTCAGGCGATCCACGCCTTGAAGCTGATCCGGCGCACCTACTACAGCCACGAAGCCGGGGAGCGGATGCCATCCGACGATGACATCTGCCGCTACGCCGATCTTTACGGCGTCACCCCGACTTATCTTCGGTATGGCGACGACGCCGCAGAGCAAGATCGCGGCGCCGGGAGGTCAGCTAAGAATTCTCTAGTCCCTTCAACGGTTTTGGTTAACCAACCGTCACAATTGTCCAAATTAAGCGCTTCACAAAATTATGGCGTCAGGCCTATAGTCATCCTGTCGGCGAAGGACATCAGGAGCTTGAGCAAAGGACGAGGGGTCCTGACCTTCATGTCGCGAGAAACATTGCCCGTGCCGGAATTTCTCGCCGCCGGTCCGGATGCGTTTGCTTATATTATACCGCCAGGTGATTTTTCCATGATCGCCAGGAACGGTCCATCATTTCACCCCGGCACGGCTCTGGTGGTGGATCCGGAGCGCCGGATCGAGCCCGGCGATAAGGTATTGGTGGACCTCAAAGATTTCGATGCGCCGCTGCTGCGTATCTATAAGGCCGTGCGGCCTTATATTCCCGGCACGCCCTTCACGCTCTCAGCTCTGAACGAGGCCTTCGACGATATCCGAGTCGATGACGCCGATCGCGTGCTCTCCATAGCCAGACTGATCTGGACTGGCCATCAGTGGTAATCCCGTCCCGTTTCTGAAATCCGCCTTTTAATGCACATTTTGTGCATTAGGCTCTTGACATCGGTGCACAGCTCAGTGCATTAATATGCACGTAGCGTGCACTTGAGTGCGCTGCAACGCTGGTCAGTCAGCGTTTCCTCCCTCAAACTTGCCGGCTGCCTCTCACGTTCCCTGCGTCGCAGCCGGCTTTTTCGGAGCAGTGCACATATGTTCGAGATTCGGTGCACACATCGACCGACTGCCTCCAGCCTCATCTTCCTGCCCGAGGACATCGAAAGCGATCGCGGCGCCGCGCTGCGCGTCAGTTTCGAGACCGTGGCCTATTGGCCGGCAGAGCGCGATGTCGGCGCCGGAGATGATTTCGACGCCAGAATTATCTGCGTCGAAATCAATGATGACCGCGACAACGGCTGGCGCCGCCTCGATGGCCAGTCCAGAGAGAACGCCGAAAAATTTCTTGAGACCCACTATCACAACGAGATGTGGGAGGCGGCCGGCGAGCAGGCCCGTGAGGATTTCGCCATCGTCAGATATGGGTGGGCGGCATGACGGAGCCCGCTCTTGATTTCGATCTTGATTTTTCCCGTTACGCCCCGTCGCCGCCTCGACTTGTGGTCCGTCAGGAAGTCGCGGCTCCAGGGGAGCTGGCGCTGGCCTTCGGCGAGATCGCGCACGCTCTCGGCGTGATCTGGCGATGCCTCGTATTCGCCGCGGCTACGATCTGGCGTCGCGGCGCTCTCTGGTTCGAGATCCGCATCCTGCATTCACTCCATGCCGCCTGGAGCATCGGCTCCATCGGCTGGGGCGCCTTCTTATCCCTTTTCGCCATCGAACTCTTCATGAGGTAGCCAATGTCCTGGCCGAATGACGAAGTCTACAGCAAAGCTGCGCTCGCCCTGCTCATAATGGAGGAACTCCACGGTGACGAAGAAACCATCCGATTCCTGCAACAAGAGCTCGTCCGCCGCCACGTCATCAAAGAGCACAGAGCCGCCCATCGCGCGCTCGTTGCTATTGCGCAGCGTCAGGCGACGGACGCATCTGCTGAGACCGATCGGACCGTTGCCGCTCTCATCGCAGCGCTCGAATTCTATGCGGACCAGGATAATTACAAGAGGCGCGGCAACAAGCCCTCGGACGTCTCGGCAGATGGCGGCTTCGTCGCTCGGGAAGCGCTTGCGAAAATAGCAAATGACAGCGACGCCGATGGCGAAGGGGGGCAATAATGGCCGCATCGTCAATTCAGCGCTGGACCATCACCGGGCGCGAGGAATGGCTCGCCCGCCGGAAGCCCAACATCAACGGGTCCGAGATCGGGGCGCTGTTCGGCTGCTCGCCGTTTATGACGCCATACGCGCTCTATGCGGAGAAGGCGGAGCTGGCTGAGTTGCCGGACATCGACAACGACGCCATGCGCCGGGGCCGCATCATGGAGCCCGCCGTTGCCCAGGCGGTTCGGGAGCAGCATCCGGATTGGAGCATCGTCAAAGCCGACGATTACGTCTGGTCGCCGGACTGGCGGCTGGGCTGCACGCCGGATTTCTGGATCAGCGCCCCAAGCACCGCACGCCGTGGCGTGTTGCAGGCCAAATCGGTTGCGAAGCCGATTTTCGACGCCGAATGGCAGGACGGTCCGCCGCAGTGGATTGTCCTGCAAACCCTTCAGGAAATGATGCTGGAGGATGTCTCCTGGGGTGTCATCGGCGCGCTGGTGCTGTCGACTTTCACCGTCGATCTGAAGCTTTTCGAGTTCACCCGCCATAAGGGCGCCGAGGCGAAGATGATCGCTGAGGCCAAGCGCTTCTGGGCCGATGTCGAGGCGGCCCGGCCACCGAAGCCGGATTACGCCGCCGACGGCGACGTCATCAAGGCCATTTATGCCCGCGACGATGGCCCGACCCTCGATCTAAGCCGGGACAACAGGATGCCGGAGCTTTTGGACCGACATGAGCAGCTCGCCGCCATGGGGCGGCATGCCGAGACCGAAATGAAAGCCATCAAAGCCGAGATCGCCGACAAGCTCGGCGCTGCTGCGGCGGCGACGGTGCCGGGCTGGCAGATCACCAATAAGCTCCAGCACCGCAAGGAGACCGTGCAGAAGGCGTCATCCTTCCGGGTGCTGCGCATCAAGCGGCTCCAGACGCAGAGCGAGGCGGCGTGACGACAGAACCGGAAATCATCACTGGGCCGCAGGAATGGTGCGAAGCCGGGCGGGCGCAACTCTACACCCGCGCCTGTCATCTTGAGGTCGCGCTCGCGATCGTCTGCTCACATCTCGAACACCGGGAGCAGGCGCTTGAGGCGCTGGGGATGCCGCGCTCTGGGGTTGTCACCGACCGGCTGGAAAAATGTCAGGAGCTGCTGGAGCGCCGTCCCTATCAGCCTCCTCGGGAGAAGGCGGCGTGACCAAAACCGTCCTCGGCGAACAGATCGCGGAAATCGAGCGCGAGCTGGCGTTGAGGCGGGCCGTTTACCCGAAATGGGTTCAGGCCGGAAAGCTCAACCAGGCGCTGGCCGACCGGCAGGTCGCCTGTATGGAAGGGGCGCTGCGGACATTGCGGTGGCTCGAAAAACACGAAATCAGGATCAAGCAGATGCTCAAGGAAACGCAGCCATGAACCAGATCACAACTCAGGCCCAGGCAGAGCGGCGCGTCTCGCCGGTTGAGGCCTATACGGCCCAGGTCATCGGCGATGAAATCACAAGCGCGGAGTTGTTCCGAGCGCTGCCGTCGCATATTCCGCCAGAACGTTTCAAGCGCAACCTCATCAATGCGCTGATGCAGAACCCTGACATGCTGAAATATGACCCACGCTTTGTTTATCGTGAGGTTTCCAAGGCCGCCGCACTCGGGCTTCTACTCGATCCGCAGCTTGGCGAGGCCTACATCGTGCCGGTCTGGAACGCCAAAGCTGGGCGGCCGGAGCCGCAATTGCGCGTCGGCTACCGCGGCATCATCAAGCTCGGCCGGCAGTCAGGCGAAATTACAGCGATCTATGCGCACGAGGTTCATGAAAACGATGAGATCGATTGTGATCTCGGTGTTGATAAGCGCCTGGTCCATAAGCCGCTTCTGTTCGGTGACCGTGGCCGTGTTGTCGGCTATTATGCCGTCGCCAAGTTCAAGGATGGCGAGGCTGATTTCGAGCCGATGACGCTTGATCAGATCCACGCCATTCGCGATAAATCCGATGGCTGGCGGGCATTCAAGGCTGGCAAGATCAAGTCGACGCCATGGTCGACGGATGAAGGCGAGATGGCCAAGAAGACGGTCATCAAGCGACTTTGCAAGCGCATCCCGCAGTCTCCGGACTTGGCGACGGCGCTCAGTCTGGAGAATGATGCCGGGCCAATCGAGCCGACGCGCATAATCAATCTCAATGCCGGCCGTCCATTGGCTTCGCAGACACGCGCCATCGAATCCCGTCTCGACCAATTCGCCGCCGCCGGCGACCAGTCCCCCCAGCATCAGCCAGCCGAGGATGCGCACCCTCAGTCGGCTGATGAGCCCGAGGCCTTCACAGCTCCCGCTGAGGCCGACGGCGCGCCCGCGTCATCTGAAAACTCAGCAACAGATCCTGGGACTGAGGATGACGCGGGCGCTCCCCTGCCGGAAAAGATTGTCGTTGCGATGGAGATGGGACGAGGCGCTCGCCGCAGCGGCTTGCCGCGCGAGACGCCGCGCACGCTGCAATACAAATCCAAGCAGGATGAGGCCGCCGCGTTCCGGCGCGGCTGGGATGAAGAGAACCTGGAAATCCAGGCCGAAGACGGTGGCACGGTGTGACCAACATCGACATCACCCGCAAGCCGGACATTATCGCTCAGACCTATGAGGCGGCGGAATGAAACTCGCCGTCGATATCGTCGTCCAGCGTGGGCACGACTTCCTCTTCATCCGCCGCAAATTTCCACCGTTCGAGGGCGAGTTGGCGCTACCGGGCGGTTTCGTCGAGGACAACGAAACCTGCGAAGCCGCAGCGGTCCGCGAACTTGCCGAGGAAACCGGCGTCCGCGTCGAGGAAAAGCAGTTGCGGTTGATCGGTGTATTCTCAAAGCCGAAGCGCGACCCACGCCAGCGCGTCATCTCCGTCGCTTACCATGTCGTCATCCCGCTCGGAACCGAGGCGCATGCCGGCGATGACGCAGCCAGTTTGATCTGGATAAAGAAATCTGATTGGCTCAATGAGCCGCTGGCGTTCGATCACGCCTGGATTGTGGAGGCCGCGCTATGAGGAAAGTTCTAGTGCTCGGCGTCCTGCTCCTTGCCGCCTGCACCGATCCCGATGGCGCCACGCGCGCGCTTCGGGATCAAGGGTTCAAGAATATCGAGATCACCGGATATCAGTTCGTCGGCTGCGACGACAAGGACACCTTTCATACCGGCTTCAAGGCGACCAACGTCAACGGCGTCCCAATGATCGGCGTGGTCTGCTCCGGCTTGATGAAGGGTTCGACCGTGAGGTTCCAATGACCTATCCATCAGAACTCGCCGCCGTGATCGCCGACCGCGTCTTCGACCGCATCGAGCGCGACCGGACGCTGATCAAGAGCAATGTCCGCGATGAGATCGCCGACGGGCTGTTGCTCGGCGCGGCGAAGGCCGAGCTGGGCAGTCCAGCTTTCCCAATGGCCCAATATCAAGGCGATGCTGTTCGCGCCGCCGCGAAGGAGCTGGTCAAGCTGCTGCTCGACGATACGCAGACCAATCTAAAGACGCCCGGCATTGTGCTCCTTAAGGTCGAGTCGATGTATCTGGCGCTCGTCAATGAGGGCTGGCGGCCATGACCCTCTCCGTCTTCGTCGCCGGTCAGCCGGCCCCGCAAGGCTCGAAGCGCTATGTCGGGCGCGGCATTATGGTCGAGTCCTGCAAGGCCGTGAAGCCATGGCGGTCCGATATCCGCACCGCATGTGTCGATGATCGAGGCGGCCCCCTTGTGTTCTTTTCCGGCCCGGTCTCGGTGCGCCTCGAATTCGTCATGAAGCGCCCGGCATCCGCGCCGAAGCGGATGACGCCGGCGGCGGTCAGGAAGCCAGATATCGATAAGCTCGCCCGCGCCGTGCTCGACGCCATCGGCTCGGCTGGCTGCTGGCGGGATGACAGCCAGGTCGTAAAACTGTTGGCGGACAAGCGGCTTGCCGAGATCGGAGAGACACCCGGCTGCAAGATCAGGATTGAGGAGGCGGCAGTCTGATGGACCATGAACGGCTTATTCGCGTTATCGCCTGGCTGGGCATCGGCCTGATCCTGGCCTCGCCGGTGGCGGCGTTCTGGAGCTTCTGGGCATCGGTGCTGATGCTGCTCGCCGGCATGGTGACGATCATTTTTGCCGATGAGAACTGGCCGTTCGATCGATGAGCGGCGAATGAACTTCCCGCGCCGGAAGAGCGGGCGGGCCGGGGCGTCCAGACCAAGGGACGATGCGGAGGTGCGGGGAAAGAAAACGCACCGCAAATCGCGCCTGAGCCGCGAGGAATACAGCGCCCTCGCGGGGACCCCGGCAACTTTATGGAGGTGAGAAGCATCATGGAGCGAGAATTCCCTTTGCAATGGCCGGCGAGCCAGCCACGGACCGAGCGCAGGGACCCCGGCAAGTTTCAGCGCTCACTAAACGATTCTCGTGTCCATCTAATCAAGCAGGTTCAATTGGCAGGAGGCTCCGATATTCTGATCTCCTCCAACTATGGCGGTCTCAGCGGCAAGTCTCCAGCCGATCCGGGCGTCGCGGTTTATTTCAACCGCCGCAATAAGCGGCTCGCAATGGGCTGCGACCGCTGGCGCCTGGTTGCTCACAATCTGACCGCGCTCGGCAACAGCATAGAGGCAATGCGCGGCATCGACCGCTGGGGCTGCAGCCATTTGATGGAACAGGCCTTTTCGGCATTTGAGGCGCTTCCCGCGCCCGGATGGCGACAGGTGCTTCAATTAATCGGGGGAAGGCCGTCCCTTGAAGATGCCGAGGCCAGCTACCGGGCGCTGGTCAAGAAGCATCACCCCGATGCAGGAGGCAACCAGGAGCAGTTCCTGCGGATTCAGAAGGCCGTCGAAGACGCCAGGCGGGAGTTGAATTGAGCGAGAGTCCGGCAACTTTATGGAGGATATGGACAATGGGATACAGCACAAGCTTTGAGGGCGTCATTAAATTCAGCCGCGATCTTACTGCCGCTGAATTGCGTGAGATCAATGAGATCCTTGAGATTGACGATGTCGCCGAACACGCCAAGAGCATCGGCTTCATAGCGACGAAAGAGGATATGGTCAGTTGGCTGGCTCTTCGTCTCGCCAAGGATTTCACAGGCCTTGAATGGGATGGGAGCGAAAAAACCTACGGCATGATCACGGCGCTCAACGTCATCATGCAGGTGATCAAGCGGAAGATCCAAGACCTGTCATTTAGCGGTCGAATGACGGCCCAGGGTGAAGAGGTCGGGGATATCTGGGGCATTGAAGTATCTGATGGGAAGGCGGTCCGCACTGAGCTGAAAAAGCCGGCCATGATGAAATGCCCTCGATGCCGTGAATGGTTCAGAACCGAAGATGCCGAAGAACGCTCAGAATAGCCGCAACGCAACGCACCTGTACGCCCATGAGTAAGCCATGAACGAGCATGTCAAGCCCCGCAATGTTCTTCCGGCCTCGCTGCCGCCGCGGGGCTTGAGGCGTGTGGAGGCGGCGGCATATGTCGGGGTCTCCCCGAGTACTTTCGATGAAATGATCCGCGACGGGTTCATGCCTACCCCGAAGCGGTTCCGCGGCTGCATTATTTGGGACCGCATGGCATTGGACGAAGCCTTCACTTGTCTTCCTGACAGGGAAGGCGCAAAACCGGCCTCGACCAATCCGTGGGACGCCATGAGCAATGTTTAATGGTTAGGGTGCGGCTCAAATATGTTATCGCCGATGTTGATCGGCACGGGAACGTTCGCTATTATTTTCGCCGTCGCGGACGCAAGGGCAAACTCCGATTGCCTGGCCTGCCTGGCTCCGATGAGTTCAACGCGGCCCATGCCGCCGCTCTAGCAGGCAGGCCGCCGCCGGTCAAAATTACTCAACCGCTTTTAGAGCGCGCACCGCTCGGGACGCTTGAATGGCTCCGCAAGAGCTATTTCTCTTCCATCGAGTTCGGTGGGCTTTCTTCTTATACGCAGCGCGACCGCCGGAATATTCTGAAGGCGATTTGCGCCGAAACCCTCTCGCCCCATGATCCAACGCGCATTGGCGACCTGCCCTTCGTGCAGATGTCGGAAAAGAGCGTTCGGATGCTCCGCAACCGCAAGAAAGACGCCCCGAACGCAGCGAACAATTGGGTCAGCGCCCTGAGCACTCTCTTCAAATGGGCAATCGAGGAGAACCTTGCCGAAGTCAATCCGGCGCGCGACGTGCCGAAAATCGGAATATCGACTGAAGGCTATCATACCTGGGCAACCGAGGAGATCAAACAATACGAGGCTGTCCACCAGATAGGAACCCAGGCGCGTCTCGCCCTCGCGCTGCTCGCCTATACCGGGCTGCGTCGAAGCGATGTCATCCGCATTGGCCCCCAGCACGTCGATGCTGATGGCGCGCTGGTCCTCAAGCCTCAGAAGACGAAGAAGACTAACGTAACCGTCCATGTGCCGATTTTGCCGGAGCTGCAAAAAGTGATCTTGGCAACGCGCTGTGGACATCTCACATATCTGACCAGCGAATGGGACCGGCCATGGTCCGCGGCGGGCTTTTCGTCTCGTTTCAAGCAATGGTGTAAGGAGGCCAAGCTGGGGCATTGCAGCGCTCATGGCCTGCGAAAAGCTGGGGCCTGTTTAGCTGCCGAGAATGGTGCGACAGAACAGCAAATGATGGCAATTTTTGGCTGGAAAACAGCCAGCATGGCGAGCAAATATACGCGGGCCGCGAACCGCAAAAAGATCGCTGGCGCAAGCATCCATTTGCTCTCGAAAAGGCGGAACGAGACTTGAACAAATGTGTCCCACTTTCGCTCCCGATTTTCCATCGGTGGGACCATTTAGCGAGAAACACCAATGAAATCAATGCTCAATTTAAGCAGATAAAGTTTTATCTTTTCTTTCTTTTTCTAGTGGAAACAACAACTTAAACGGCGGTGGGACTCATTTTTATTTTGATTTTTATTAAGCTTTTCGCCGTTTGTGTCCCACCCAAAAAGGGGGCCGAGCCGGCCAATGTGATCGATTTGAAGCTATCCAAGAGGAAGGCGGGGTGATGGGCGGCGAGGATAGTCAACCATGCACGCCGAGTTGGTGCGGCGAAGGCCATGGGGCGAAATGCTTCAACGCCGGACGTTGCCTTCGGAACGTAAAACGCGGATCCCATGCGAAAGGGGATGATGAAGCCCGCAGACCAGGAACCAAAGCGTCGGCGGGGGGAGTCCCTAAGTAGGCCGGTCGCCCGGCGGAGGGCGACTGCAACGTCTGAGATATGGACGCGACAGGAGGGAGAGACCCCGTCATTTTGAAGCTATCGAAGAGGAGAGCAGTTTGAGTAAGCGCAAAGGCGATCCCGGCTATTCCGATGGCTGGTGCATTCATTTTCGAAGCATCGGTCAATTTGATACGTGTGAGGTGGGTGTCAGCTATAACGATTTTCATGGCACGCCATTCGCCGAACGTCCCTGCTTTTTGCTCAAGGGCAAGCCGAAACCGGGCGCGAAATCATGCCCGCACTTGCGCCTTCCGACGGCGGAAGAGATGGCTGCGCATGAGATTTGGGTGCAGGGGCACATGGGCAAGGTGGCGACCGTCATGAAGGGCATCGCCCCATGGCGACAGAAGCACAAGGGCAAGTCAGCGCGAGAAGTCGTCGAATGCCCGGCTTGCAGGGGCCGACTTCATCTCTCGATAGCGGCATATAATGGGCACGTCCACGGCAGATGCGAGACCGATGGCTGTGTTAATTGGATGGAGTAGACGATGGTGGACGATGCTCGCTGAAATGCGTGCCGCCGAGACCTTGCCCTGGGACCGCAAGCGGGCGCTGCTCAACGCGAAGATTTTTCCCCAAATGACAAACTGGCTGCCGGATGACGAGGCGGCGCAACTCCGTTTCGAGTTTGCGGCGGAATTGGCGCGTCTCAACCTGGCCTGAACCGAGGCCAGACATTGGCGGCCCGCATTCGCTGTTGGCCAGCTGCGCTGACAATCCCTCCGACCGCTGATTATCCCCGTCTCGAGATCCGCTTACGTAATTTTCCCTATGCCGGATTATGCAAAGCACTTGTGCAGCACAAAATGCACAACATGTGCAATTTTGCGCTTGCACCGTGCATTTCTTTACGCCACAGTGGAAATGCACTGGATGCGAGGGGATTGAGCGATGTCGGAACGCCATTTGGCGGGCCGCGATGTGCATAAATGTGCACACCGTCCGCATATGTTTTTTGATCGGACCACCGATTTCGGTTCGAACGGCTGCGATCCCGCCATTGCCACGGACGGTGCGGCTCCGTTCCGTACACAGACCTCTCGGCGACCCATTCTCGGAGCCGTCATGGCCATGGCCGCCGGCATCGTCCTGGTGGTCGCGGTCTGGCTGCTCGGGTCTGCGGCCGTCGCGGTGTCGGGGTGGATCGGGGGGATGCTGTGATGCAGCGCGTGCTGATCGGGGTCTGCACATGCCTGCGTCCAAAAATGCTGGAGCGCTGTCTCGACAGTCTCGTTGAGCAGTTGTTCAGTTCCGATATCGTCGTCGAGACCATCGTTGTCGATAATGACCGTAATCCATCGGCGCGTGACGTGGTCCAGCGCATCGCGGGTCGATCCTGGCTCCCGCTCAAATACAAGCATGTCCGGCGGCGCGGCATTGCGATCGCCAGGAACGCCGTGCTGGATCACGCCAAATTACGGCATTGTTTCGATTGGGTCGCCTTCATCGATGACGATGAGGTCGCCGACCCGGATTGGATTGCGGCCCTGATGGCGCCGGAATATCGCGCCACCCCAGTGCTGATGGGACGGCAGGAGCTCATCTATCCGGACCCGTTGCCGTTCTGGGGGACGCGCCGCCAAAAGCCGCGACGGCGCGAAGGCGAGGCCGTGAAAACGGCGTATACCAACAATGTGCGATTCAGCACCGATCTGATCGGCGCGGGACTGCGCTTCAATGAAGCGCTCGGGCTCATGGGCGGCGAGGATCAGGAGTTTTTCACCGAGGCCTACAAACGCGGCTTCCAGATCCGGCGCACCGAGCGCGCGATCACTCACGAAACGGTCCATGCCGAAAGGCTCACATATCGCGCCCAATTCGGCCGCGCTTACTGGTGTGCGGCATCAAACCTGCGCCGGCTGGCCGTCGACAGAGGCTGGCTGCGCGCGGGACTGATCAAGGCGCATACGGTGCCGATCAGCATTGTCTTCGGCGCGCTTGAAGTCCTGGCGAGTCCGCTTTTCATCGCCGGCGGCATGACGACGTTCAAGCGGCGAGCGCTCGCCGGCGGCAAGAAGATTGCCAAAGGGCTAGGACGGGCGACAGCCATGACAGGATGCCTGCCAAGGCCGTATCTGCATGTGGTGGGGGAATGATGACCGGTTCCAGACCTATGAATTTCAGCGGCGCCTCCCGCCACTGGTCACAGTTCCCGACGATGCGTCGGGAAGGTGGCCCTGGCCTGGCGAAATCCTGATGATCCTTCGCCGGACGCAGGTCACCAGGTCGGGGCCAACCGGCCAGCCTTTCCAGCAAGAGGCTGGCCGAAGAAGCGCATGACGGAGCCTTATCTGACAACCCACGGGGATTAATAATGAGAATCCAGAGCTTTGAAATCCCGCTCAGAGGCCACGTAAATAACAATGCGCCATCCGCCGAATTGCCGCGCCCGATGCAGGCCCGGCGCTTGCTCGATCATTGGGCGGATTTCAGGCGCCAGCATCAATTCAAGCTCGGCGATTTGGTCGAATGGAAACCGGGGTGGAACGGCGAATATCGGGTGCCATCGATAGACGCCGTCGCTGTCGTGATCGATCTTTATGATCCGCCATTATTCGATGACGAATCGAGAGCCGGCATGCCCTGTTTCGGACACGAATTCGATATCCGGATCGCCTTTATCGACAATGATGGCGGCCTGATCTCCCTGGCGGTCTCATCGCGGCTTTTCCAGCCCTATGCCGGCGCGGTTGAGACCGGCGTCGGGGAGTAGCGCGATGGAAACCAAGTTCTTCGAAGTCCGCGACCGGGCGACATTCATGCCGATGCTGGCGATCCGGCTACAGATCGATCCGGGCTCGTCAAACGACGAATGGCTGCTCCTCCGTGCCGGCTATGCGCCTGATGATATCGGAAATGGCCGGTTCGTGCTCTTCGTCATGCTTGCGGGGGGAAATGGGTCAGCAATATGCGATCCATACGATTGGGGATCGCATAGCCACACGCTGACGCCAGCGCATGAATACATCGCCTCGCATTGGGACGAACTCATATCAGGCCAAGTCATCGACGCCGAATTCATCCGCAGCGAGCGGGATGAGCCAAGGAAGAGCGAGCGGCTGACGGAAGTGGCGTGGTAGGGGCGGAAAGGAGACCGGCAGCCAATGATCGACACCAGCGCAAAATATCTGATCTGGCTCAATGAGAAGCGTGGCTGGCTTGGGCCTCGTGCGTGCGGGACGATGGGAGTTGCCTCTCATGCCGGCCGGTACAGTCTCAGAGAAGCCGAGGCATTCTGTGAGACCGCCAACCGACATCTGGAGCCGAGGCGGGAGCCCAGCGCGGTTCTCTTTCTCGCGCCCGAGGCTTTACAGATCGACAGGATCGAAACCTTTAGCGGTGGGTCTTCTCTGGCCGCCGCTTCTCCCGGCCCCTGAAGCCGGGCGTCCGCCGAGGCTGCGCCCAAACATAGCCTCGGCGGATTTTGTTCCTGGCCTGAAAAACCGGGAAAGCCATGAACCGGCAGTTTTATCTTCTTCAGCGTCGACGGGACGCCGATCCAGGGCCACTACGCGTGAGAGCGCAAAAAGCGGGGTGGAGGATGCTCGGGGCTGTTTTTGGCTCCCTCGAAACGGTCTCGAGCATCCAACCGCCGAATCAGTACAGCGAACGAATCGGTATCGCGAAAAAGTGACGGGTCGATGACATGGATATGCGCAGTGAGAAACCAACTGGCCTTGCAGCGCGCATCGGCGCGGCGCTTAGAGCGATACGGAAAGAGCGCGGGCTGACCTTGAAGCAGATCGCGAATCATATGCAGACGACGGCGCAAACCGTGCAGCGGCTGGAAACCGCCAATATGACGATGTCACTGGAGTGGCTCGATGAATATTGCCGTATTCTTCATATCCCTCCCGCCGAGCTCTTCGACGATGATGTCGAGGACATCCTATCGCGGCGCAAATCCATCGGCAAAGCCCGCAGCGATGCTAAGAAGCTACGGATCGACGCCCTCGATTTTATCGGCCATGTCGACGAATTCCTGGAGCGGACCGATGGCTGATGGCGTTGAACCGGTCGGGCTGCTGGCGTGCCCGAGGCTGTCGCCGCGCGAATGGCAGGTGCTCGGCCACATCGTCAATGGCACTTCGACAAAGATGATCGGACGGCTGCTCGATCTGTCGCCGCGCACGGTCGAGGTGCATCGGCAGCGCGTGCTCAGAAAGACCGGCGCCAGAAACGCCGCCCATGTCGCCGCGCTTGCCGGGCGGCATGGCTGGGTTGCCGATATCGCCCCCCCGAAACGGGCAAGGCCACCCGATGTCTGACACTGATCTTTGCCCGGACCTTGAGGGCGTCGACCGGGAACGCCCCGGCGACATCCTGACGATCTTGATCGGCTACCCGGCGATGCTCGCCGCCATTTTCGCAGCGCTCTACAACGCGGAGACGCTTATCTGGAAATGGGTCGTGCTGCTCTGCGCCGGCTTCATGATTGCCCGGTTCGGTAATCTGCTTGCCCAGGACAAAGCCCGTATCGATCGTAATATCGAGCGGCTCCATCGCGAAATTCGGCGCAGAACGGAGCAGAACGGAGATGGCTGATCAGTCAACAATAATGCGAATGCGCGGCACAGAGATCCGTTGCTATCCTTCGAAGAGCAAGCAGCGCAAGCTTGCACGCTGGTGTGCGCGATCCACCCAGCTCTGGAACCTCATGCTCGATCTGCAAAAGGCCGCCTATAGCGGCGAGAACCGCTGGTCTGGCCTCGCTTGGCGGCCGATGTGGGCGCAAATCGTTAAGGACGATTATGTCGAGGCTGAGCGCATCTACCGCGACGGCAAGCGGGCCGCAGACAAGACCGTCAAGGGGCTGGTCGTTCCAGGCAAGATCATCAAGGAGCCAGGTGTCGGGCGCGAGGAAGAACGTGAAGAGCTCAAGGCCAGGTTGAAACAATTGGAGACGGAAAAGAAGAAAAAAACGCCGGAATTCCAAGCCGTCAAAGACAGCATAAATCGTATCGCGCCCAAACCGGAGCCGGTCGATCCGGCCTATCTCGAAAAGATTTTCTGGCATTGGCGTCCAAGCGGATTGCCATTGGAGGACGATCTGATGTTCGGCCTGTTCGCCGGCGTCCGGGAAGCGCTGCGCGGCGGCGGATGCCAGCATACCCATCGGCATGCGCTGGCATGGTTGACCCGGAAAAAGCTCGCGGGCGACGTGGAGACGATCATCAGCTGGCTGAAGGAGCATGGTGGCGCTTGCGATTGCCAGGTGGTGGAAACCGCCGCCAAGGCGGCCCAGGAGACCGCCAAGACGAACCGGCCGGGTATTTTCATACCCGTCCTGACGCTGCAAAAGATTATGGCGCGGTTGAAACGGGTCAAGCAATCCGAATGGATCGGCGATCTGCCAAGTCATGCCGCCCAGGCAGTCGTCAAGGACCTCGATCGCGCCATCGGCAATATGCTGCGCGAACGCGGCAAAGTCGCCCGCGGCGAACCAAGCCGCAAGACCGGATTCCCGCGTCGCAAGCGCGCTGCCGACGGGTCGGTCTATCTGCCGAACACGACAGTGTTCTGGAATTTCCTGGCCAATGGCGTCAAGTTGCCGAATGGCGTCGGCACGATCTTTTATGAGCCGAAAGCATTGCGCAAGGTGCGGCGGGAGGCCGAAGAGCGCAAAGAGGAACGGCAATATAAGCAGGGCGCCGAAGTCGGCATGATCGGTGCGCGTATCTGGCGGCGCGGCCGGCAATGGTATCTGTCCGTGCAATGGCAGAGGCAGATTGAGCAACTGCCGCAGACGGGCCGCACAGCCGGCGTCAAGGTCAATGCGTCGATCCCGATTACGGTCTATGAGGACCGCCGGCCGATCAAAGAATATCCGATGCCACCCGTCGATGCAAAGTTGGCGGCTGCACACAAGGAAGTCTGCAGGGCGCTCTCCAGAACGCTGGATGTGCAAAAAAAACGCGAAGAGAAACTGATGCGCCGTAAACGGTGGCAGCGCCAGCGCGCCGCCGACGCCGGCAAGATCATCGCACCGATGGAAGCTGCTCGATTGCGACGCAGCCGCGGCTTTCACCAGGCCAAGGACGAGATCGCGCGGCTGGAGAAAATCGACCAGGGGATGCGCGACGACTTCATCCACGATGCGACAACCAAAATCGTCCGGCTGTTCGACGCCATCGCGGTGCAGAAAATGGACGTCGCCGGAATGATGAAAGACCGCGATGGTAAATTGGAAAAACGGCATGAACGTCGCCGCAAGCGGCATGAAGGCAAGCCGCGGCGGCAAGCAAGCCTGAAGATCGCCCGCAAAATGATGCGGCGTGCGGCCATGGCTCGGATCGTCTCGGTGCTGCAATACAAGTTCACCGATCTGCGCGGCGAAGACAGTTTCCACGAGATCGACAAGCACGACGCCAATGCCTGTGTTTGCTCACGCTGCGGCACGATCCATCCCGATTGGCAGGACGGCCGCAGAATCGTGCGCTGCAACGCCGTGCTGCCTGATGGAAGCACTTGCGGCAACGAGCTCGGGCGCGCCGCCAACGCGGCGCGTGTCAGCAAGCGCGAGCTGGATGCCCGGAAGAGAAAAGAAACCGCAATGTGAGGAAGTTTCAATGTTCGCTGCAATCTCATCGCTATCATCAAGATCCATTATTGAGCCATCGTGATGCTTCCCGGACGTCTAGGTCTCGACAAGACCCGCATGCCTCACTCCGCGCGTCATGGCCTTCTTTGGCTCGATCGCGGCCGACTCGATGTCGAAGCTGGCTGTTTGCGCTTCACGACCGCCGGCGGCGCTCTTTCGGCAGGCGACTATCAGATTCCGCAACAGGCTCTTTCCATGGTGCTGCTGGGGCCAGGATCGAGCGTCACGCATGATGCGCTCCGGCTTCTGGCCCACCAGGGAACGGGATTGGCCGCGATCGGCGAGGGTGGCGTTCGTCTCTATACCGCGCCGCCGTTGATGGCCGCGACCTCGGCGCTGGCCAGGCGCCAGGCGGAACTTTGGGCGCGCCAGATATCGCGGATCGCCGTTGCTCGAAAGATGTATGCGCTTCGGCTCGGCGAGATCCTGCCGCATCGTGATATCGAAGTTTTGCGGGGCATCGAGGGCTCGCATGTCAAAGAGGCTTACAAGCGAGTCGCCGAAGAGTTCGGCGTCGAATGGCGTGGACGGCGATACGACCGTGGCAATCCACAGGCGGCAGACCCGCCGAATCAGGCGATCAACCACGCGTCGAGCGCTGTGGTCGCGGCGGCTTCGATAGCGGTTGCTGCGATGGCCGTAATCCCGCAGCTCGGCTTCGTCCACGAGGATTCCTCGCAGGCGTTCGTCCTCGACATCGCCGATCTGTTTCGCGATGAGGTGACGCTGCGCATCGCATTTGGAGCAGTCAACGAGGCCAAGGGCAGCCAACGAACGCTTGAGCAACTCGTGCGCCGTCACGCCAATGCGATATTCGCGAAGACCGACCTCATTCCGACCATGATCGATCGCATCAAGACGCTATTGGAGGCGCCGCCATGAGCCTGACCATCGTCATCACGCGCGACGTGCAGGATCGGTATCGCGGCTATCTTCGGTCGGCGATGCTGGAAGTCGACGCTGGCGTTTACGTCAGTTCGCGGCTCAATCGTGACGTGCGCGACAGATTATGGGATGTATTGGCGGAATGGTTCGGCGTGCTGTCGCGCGGTTCTATTGTTATGATCTGGCGCGACCGTGACGCGGCGTCGAATATCGGGATGAAGACGCTGGGCATTCCGAGACGAGAAATTACCGATGTTGATGATTTACTCTTGACGCGACGTGAATTGTCATCCAAATAAGCTTCACTGCCTTCGGGTGGTCTAGGGTTTGTCTAAACCCGACGTTAAGCCCGTCTCGGTCGCCCGCTTGAGGGCGCCGGGGCTGCCGAAGTAAGTCCCGTGTTTCCAGCGGGCCACGGCATCTGAGCGCCCTCTGTCGGCGGAACCCATCTGGGGTCTACGAGACATGGCGGTGCGGGGGGAACCTTCGCAGGCTTCGGCCGACCGACCGCTCTTTGAAATTGTGGATGGGCGACAGCGACTTAGCGGCTAGAGGTCGCCCCAAGCGTGCGAGGGGAGACGGCGTTGAGCTGAAGGAGCGGACCGGCTTTCCATGGTCGCCCCAAGCGTGCGAGGGGAGACGCAGTGCATGGCGCGCGTCAAGCGCAACTGAGCGGGTCGCCCCAAGCGTGCGAGGGGAGACGTCAAACTCTCCGGGATATGGCTTGCCGGTGGGGGGTCGCCCCAAGCGTGCGAGGGGAGACGTTTTAATCTAGGTTCTTGGTCAGCGCCCAAATAGGTCGCCCCAAGCGTGCGAGGGGAGACGTTTCTCCCTGAATGCGGAGGCGTCTCTAGCATAGGTCGCCCCAAGCGTGCGAGGGGAGACGTTTGACTCCGCCCTGCGTGACGCCTTCATGAAAGGTCGCCCCAAGCGTGCGAGGGGAGACGGTGGGGAGACGATTGCTCGGCCGTCGGCAAAATGGTCGCCCCAAGCGTGCGAGGGGAGACGGCTGGTTAATCGAGATTTCCACAAAATTTTCAAGGTCGCCCCAAGCGTGCGAGGGGAGACGGCGACGGCGAGATGAACTCCGCAGGATGGGCCTGGTCGCCCCAAGCGTGCGAGGGGAGACGGTACGGCGGCAGCTGGCCGCGCCTCGGAGTTCCGGTCGCCCCAAGCGTGCGAGGGGAGACGGTGCCCAATGGATATCCTCGTCTGTCGCGCCCAGGTCGCCCCAAGCGTGCGAGGGGAGACGTTAAACGCGCTGAACGCGGCGATGGCCGTCATTGGTCGCCCCAAGCGTGCGAGGGGAGACGATGGGGCGTCGACGATCACTAGGACGGCGGTCAGGTCGCCCCAAGCGTGCGAGGGGAGACGATGCCGCGAGGCGTAATGATGACCCTTCGACCGGG